GTAAAACTCTTCCAGCGCCACCCCAAGTTGCTTGAGGATTTCAGTAGTGTCTTTTCCTTCCGCACGCACTTGGTCAAATCTTTCGGACAAATTCCGGATCTTGTCGTATAATTCGGTTTCTCTTCTTTTATATTCCGGTGATTTACGATACATAAGCCTTCTACATGCCGGTTAAGGTAATAACCGAGTTCTTTCGCTCCTTTGCTTTGTACAAAGCCCGATCGGCCTTCATTAAAAAGTGTTTGACGTCTTGATCATGTTCTAGCGGGATTATTCCCGCGCTTATAGTCAGTCCATAGGAAGCTCCAATCTCCGCTTCCACCTTGCCACGAATCCTTTCCAGGACCTCGCAGGCATCGGTCAAAGACGTCTCGGGGAAGACTATGGCGAATTCGTCGCCTCCCCAACGCGTTACAATGTCAGTGGCCCGGGTATTTCTCTTAAAAACAGGCGCCAGGTCTGACAAAAGGACATCTCACCACCGAATGGCCATAGGTATCGTTCATTGTCTTAAAATCATCAGCATCAATCATCACAACACAAAGGGGTTTTTTCTTCCTGGCGGCGCGAGCCATTTCCTCCTTCAGACTTAGGAAGAGGTATCTCCTATTCCAGAGACCGGTTAAGAAGTCCGTATGGGAGCTTAAGTTCAGCCTTTTGATCAATTTTCCCGTTACTAAGCCAGTTATCGCTAATATTAGAAGTTATAGCCGTCCACAGCGGCCGTTCAAGAGCATCATAACAGACTGCATCCAGGTAATATCCGGCCAACCCAGCTAGTATTCCCAAGCCTGTTAATATTAAGGAAGCATAACTGCAAAACTCTTGCATATTGCAGACCTTCTACGCACCAAGGATTTTTCACAATTCAACACACATCACCATATACCTTCAAAAGTATTTCACATTAGGCATGCGAAAAACCATCCTCATTATACCAATATTTCCTTTTAATTGGCACCCTTTCTCTTCACTAGAAGTGTGCCAATCAAAACACTCCTTTATGACGGAAATAGTAACCGAACTTTGGGAGTGTAGCTTGGTGCGGCCAAAAGATAAAGGCAGGTTCTTCTCAACATCAGAAAGGCACTTGCAGCCAAGATTGACATGAGCGCAGTCATTTGGCCAAAATCGAAGCTCCGAACACAAACATAGTTTTTCGCTTAGCATGCTCCTGTTGATCGCCGCAGGTTTAGACGTGGATGTCGCAGCATTTTTTAACCCTGCTGAGGTAACCAACTCCTATATTAAAAAGTCCTGGAATGCCAGAGAAGTTCTCTGGCATTCACCTTATCCTGCCGTACGATTCGTCTCTCCCGTTACTGCAATGCTTAAGTCTTGTCTACCTGCAGCGTCACTATCCTATTATTGGACATGATAACTCTGCTTGTGCCGTATGGCAAGCAATAGTAGGTTACTGGGCAAAACTTTTCTTGTTCTCCTCATCAATCCGCTCAAACTCTTCCTGGGTAATCAACTCTTTAGCCAATAACCGCTTTAGCAGATATCGGCTTATCAGATATTCAACGTTTGGTTTTTCCAGCATTCCAATCCTCCATCCGCAAAATTCAATCCGTAGGAATTGTCAAAAGCAACATTTCCTTATGCCTGTACTTTCCGTTCTCTTTCCAAAGGAATTCGCTAACCCCCACGTAGCCGACAGCTCCATGCGGAATAATGAGCGGAATCTTCGGCACATTGGTCCGAACCGACCAGCTTAACAATGCGGCGTCTTTACCCAAACCGGCCTGGAGCAAATGTCCCGGATAAGCTTTTATTAAATACTCGTTGACCGTCACACTGTCACCCGGTTTCACGACCGCTTTTTGATCAGGCTTTACGGGATCAGTCAATATAGCATAATCAGCGTGGTTGAATTTAAGCGCATTAGCCGCCTGCTGTTCAAGGCGCGCTCCCGTTGTTGCTTCCTTAGCCATAGGGGCGGCTTTTGCATTTTCACGGATATACTGGCCAATTTCCGCCGCCTGTCGCTTCGTTATCGGAATCTGGGCGCTGTCAGCAGCCTGCTGCACTCCTTGCGGCGTTTCAGCCTGCTGCTGGCTTTCATATGCCACCGGTTTAATGGGATGAATGTGTTCCCAAAGAAAGTAGGCGCCAATCGCCAGCAAGATAATCGCGACGATCAGCGCCACCCAATTCCGGTATTTCCACAGCCACGATAAACTAGCGAACCGCATAATTTACAGCCTCAATACGCGGCCCAAAATGCCCAGCAGCAGTGCCGTGCCGACTACGGCCACCTGGAGCGAAATGCCGTGCTTGTTCCGGAACGATTGCATCCGGGTGATTTCTTCGGTTTTCAGTTCTTTAACCTTTTCCGCCAGTACATTTTTCGCCTTGGCCAGAGCGGCGGCAGTAGCCGCGTCCAGCTCAGTTTCTAGTTTTTGGATGTCCCCCTTCGACATGGCCGCCAATTCTTCCGGCATGGGAACCGGAATAACTACCGTCGATGGTGAAGAGGACTGGGGGTTGGGCACGCCCGTTGCAGCAGATGTCTGAATGATTTCAGCCATGATTCATTCCTCCGTTAACTCAATTTGCAGGCGTAAATCGTCTGCAGTATTTTGTCGGCATAGTCAGGGTCCGTGGCATATATAGGGCCGATTTCCCGGACAAACGCCTCCACGTCATGATCTTGCTGATATTGCCGTGCAACTGCGGTATATGGCCCAAATTCGCCGTCCTCTTTCACCCATAGCATCAGTTCGCACCAGTCTTTGATAGCATCTTCCAGCGAAGCGTAGGACTGAAATTTGGCGATAATGGTCTGCCATGCGCCGTCATAGTACTCCTGCGTCTCCAGTTCCACATAATCGCCTTCGCCGCTCCATTTGCGGCCGAAAAGATTAAACCCTCCGTTACCGATTCCGTATTCGCCCCACTGGCTTTCTATGGCCCCCTGGGCGACACAGACCTGATAAGGAAGGCCATATTGAGAACATACTTCTTTGGCTGGCCCGACTAACCAGGCCAGAAAATCATCGGGTTTCACGATCCATTACCTCCCCCGTTTTTCGGTCCCGGCATCATTCCGTCAGGGCTTCCTTTTACGACGGCTATCACCCTGTCGGCAATCTTGCCACCGATGCTGCCGCCGCCGGCGATCGACGCGAACGTGCCGTAGTTGTCCCAGTGCAGTTGCATTATGCAAAGATAGAGGCTAACGCCGATAAAGGATACAAATGACGCGGCTATAATGCACCGTGTTAGGCTTGGTTCGTTGTTCTCATATAGCAACCCCAATAGAAACATTTTTATTTTGTTCATGGTCTCACCAACGTCTGCAACTGCTGGAGTTGCTCGATATAGCGCCCGATAGTCACGGCATAAGCAACCGCAGTACCTATTATGGAGGCAAGAGCAGACAAAATCGGAACTAGCCATACCAACATTTTTCGGGCCCCTTTTGCCTGGTTATTATCACTTTCAAGGTTGCTTACTCGGGCAGTGAGCATTGATTCTGCGGTAATGTGTGAATCCAGTTTTGCCTCAATCCTGGCCTGACCCTCGATAATTTTCAGAAAAATGTCCATTGGCAACATTATCTGATTTTCTCCCATTCTTAGTCCTCCAACCGTAACCAAAATACCTTATGTTCTTACTTGTGACGAGGACAATCAGAATTAGTGCACTTGCCAATGTCGTCAAGCCGGCTGCCGCAGCGAAAACAGTAACCGGTATGCAACCTAATCATTCTCAATCAGTCTCCTTTTCGTATCGTATTCTGACCGTAGGGTAACCATATCGGCCTGGCGTTGGCTAACAATCAGGTTATCGCCGGCGGCGCTTGCCGTTGCCCACGCCACGGCAAGAGACGTAAACAACTGAGCATATTCCCTGTCAAGTGCTGCAATCATTTCGGCCTTTACTTCTTCCGTCGTCTTTTCGTGTGAAACTACAGTTTCAAAATACAAAGCCTTTTGAGTGGTATCGACAAAATATCGTCTCTGACCACCAATGGACAAGCACGCTTGCCAATCCTTGTCAGTTATCTCTATATACGGCTCAGGAACAGCGTCGTGCACGTCATCGGAGTAAAAGCCCAACGGCTCACCCGTAGCGGAATCATAATGCAAAAATCGCCTTACCAAGACCGCCCCTCCTTTTAAGCACCAATGGCGATATAGTCGCAGTTGGGCGCATCCACATTAACCCAACTACCAACCGAATAGTCATGCGTGTATTGCGGATATATGAATTTCGCTTGAAAACCGGTTATAATGACCCCGGTATAATAAGTGCGGCCAGCCTTTTTAGCGCCGTCTGTCAACACCGTATGATCGTAGTCGTTAAGTACGATGCGATATACGCCGCTGCTGAAAGCCGTGGGAAAGGAGGTAGTTCCCGTAGTGGTCATTCCCCATTGGATAATTAATCCGCTTTTAAATTTTATATAACCGTTTGTATCTAGCGATGCGGCAATTACCCAGTCGCAGTTGTTTAGCGTTTCCAGTGCGGTTGCCGGCGCGGTGCGCCAGCTATTTTTACCCGTAATCTGTTTGATCATGTTCGCCAAGTTGGACAGCAAGACACCTAGTTGAGCTGTATCATCAGCCGGCTCCGCCGTATCGCTTATGGTACGGTTGCCGATTTTCGCGTCGGTTACGCTGTCGTCTGGATGATCGAGCGGTACCACGGTCTTATGGGCGTTTACCGCTGCGCTTAACGACTCGGCGTTAATTCCGTCCAGTTTGGCCTTATCTGCCTCACTCATGAACCCCGCCACCGCTGTCGTAGCCAGGGCGTGGGCGTTCCCGCCGGCGCCGACATGGTCGCTGAGGTCCGCTTTAGTCGCCAATACCGCGCTTTCATTGATGACCGCTGTTACATTCGCCGCATTGCCGACGGATATGACGATATCCAGCACGTGTTCGATCGCGACCGCGCCGCCGCCGGCGGGAAGGTAATCGCATTCATCCCCTGCGTTGGCGATCGCGTACAATATTTCCCCAAGGTCAGGATCGGTGGCGAACACCCCGATTTCGCGCACAAAAAAACCGGCCGCCAGGCCGGTATTCGTCAATACGCCGCGCACCCGGCAGGTTCCGTCGCCAATGACGCTGACATCCTGAATCGGCACCACCAGTTTCGGGCCTATAAGATCATTTAAAAAATCCAGTGATTCGCCCGCCGACAGCCTGCCGTCGCCAATCTTGATCTGCGTGAACGCAAGCGTGGCCCCGGCCTGAACCTTGGCCTGCAGGCTCCGACCTCCGGCCGTCAGCGTCATCCCGTTGAACGCCATGCGTATCCCCCCTCTAACAAATCGTCGTCGTCTTCCCGCCGAGCAGTGTGCCGCCAAAATATACGGCAATTCTTTCGCTTTCTTCCCTAAATTGTACCTGGCGAATCGTCATGTTCTTGCCGCCGGCTAAACAAGTACCGAAATATATTGAACCCGACCAGGTACGCCGGACCATGACGGTATCCAGCCACGAGCGAACATTTTTCACGGCGTCAACCAGTTCCATAAGCCGGTCATAAACTTCTTGGCCATGGACGACTTCGTCCGTCTCCACCCGGAAGTGGTACGGCTGGCCGCCGTATTCGAACCACTCGCTCACGACACCATTGGAGAGTACCGTCGACACCATTTCCTGCACAACGGCCGGCGTTCCCTTGCGTCTATGCCAGGCGATGGCGCTTTTGACAAGCGCGCGTTTGGTTGCCAGCGGCAGCGCTTCATCGTAAAAATCGACGTGCCACTGCCATGCCAGGTGATCGATAACCCTCTCCGGCTGCCGCTCCAGCTTGGCGATGACCATGATTTCGTCAATCGCGACGGAAACAGCCTGCAGTTCCCCGGTCAGCGCCGCGGCGGCGGCCTGCACCTGCGGATCGCTTTGGAGGGAGGGCGGAACCAACGACAGGAGATCGAAGTTTCGTACATTTTTCATCACTCGATTCCTCCATAGCGCACCGTCATGGTTCCCAGTTGGGCGACCGCCGATTTCGCCACCGGCGTGAATACTGGCTGAGCAACCGCTACCCGCTTGGCGCCGGCTTCCTGTACCCGGCGAATGAGCTCCGAAGGGTTGATGTCCAGGCCTATTGCCCCGGTCTGCCAGCTTAGCCAGTCCTGCACCGCCTGCTGTACGGCGGTTTGGGTGCTGACCGCCATGGACGCCTTGTCCCGGTAAATATAGTAGGTCAGATCGATGTCGAAAGGTATTACGTCAGGCGCTTTGGCCACGACCTTGTCGGTCAGCGGCCGTTTCGTCTTGTCGCTGCAAATTGCCAGCACGGCGTCCAGGATATCCTGGGTCGGCAGCTCGCCGCCGGCCATCAGCACCCGTATATCCACCACCCCCGGTTGCGAACTCACCACCGCCACATCGGCGATTGACTGCGAGGCCGATTTCGCCCAGAATGCATAGGCTCCCTCCGGCCCGGCGGTCGAGAAACTCTCCGGCGCCTCCTGGATGCGCCGGCGGTAATCTTCCAGGGATTCCTGATCCGCCCCGCCGCTCGATGTCGTGACATTTTCCACCGCCTTGAACCAGGGGAAAGGATCGACGATGATTTTGATCTGACCGGGCAAAAAACCGTTCCCTTTGGTCCCCTCGGTCGTACACTCGGCCGGTACCGTCGCCGACGTTTTGCCGGCTGCCACGTCGACCGCCGCGGTAGTCACGAATAACAACGTTCCGCCTGGCGTCGCCCGGGTCCCGGCGGGGATGGTCACCGCTCCGGCCTGGGGTGCGGAAATGGTAAACCTAAGGGTTGTCGTCGCGGCAGATGCCGGTTTGCGTGGCACCTCCAGGAGAGCGCCGATATGCTCGATATAGCCGTCGGACGCGTAGGCCAGGAGATTCTGCTTGCCGGCAAAATCGATAATCTGCCGCTGCTGGGCGATGATATATGCCACGGCTTCAAGAAACAGGCGCACCGGATCGCCGGGATACAGCGTCTTTCCCGCCAGCGCTTCATAGGCGGTGATAACCGCCGACTCGATGACGGTCGGGTCTTTCCCGGCGAACGTGACCGGAGGCAGTTGCGCCAGATCAATCACTTCAGGCGCACCTTCACCTTCGGGACCAGGCTTCCGGTTACCCCGTCGCCGCCGAACTCGATGCCGGTGACGGCCACGCGGGGCTCATAGCGCCGGACGGCGTCCGTAATGGCCGCCGCCAGGCCGGCCCTGGCCACCGGCAAAGGCTTGTCCAGTATCGCGGCGTTAATGCCGAATTCCCGGTCAAGCGGCACGGAATACTTGGGTGTCGTCACTATCATCCGGACATTCTGGAGGATTTCCTCCACACCACCGGCCCCGAAATTTATTTTTTCGCCCACCGCGGCTACGACAAATTCCTGCATCGCCTAGACCTCCTCCACGGCTGGGTTTTCACCGCCGTCACCGTCGCCGGCGATTTGCGTCCCGGACGCATCATCCCCGGTTGAAGTTACTGCCCCGGCGGTCGCCGCCGGTGCCTTCTTGTCGCCAATCTGCTCCACGTATTCCTTCAAGGTAATCTCGGCGGAAAGCGTCCAGATTCTGCCCTGCTGGTCAACCGCCAGGTAGCTTTCGCCAATGCTTTCGATGACCCACTTGTTGTCGCCGATGACCTTATCCCCCAGGATCAAAGTTAACGCTTCGCCCGCATCCCTTTTGTCGCGGATTCTCTTCATTTCCCGTTCCGGATTTATGCCGATGGCGGCCGAAAGATATATTCTGAAGCTTATCTGCTCCAGGTCTGGACCGATGAATTCCGTCACCGGCTTTCTTCCGATAACCTCATGAGCCGTATAGCGCATTTTGCTATCCCGCTTCAGGTCGTCAAAGGTAAATACCCGTTTGTCGGTGACTTCGAAAACAATCTCACCCAGGCTGCCGATAGCCACCGCCGGTCACTCCTTTACCGTTCCGGCGGCGCGGTGCTGCCGCCGCCGGGCTGGACGCCGCCGTGAGTATGCTGAACAAGCGATACGCCGTTGACAATCACATCGCCACCGGTGGCGCTGATGCGGATGTCGCCCTTTACGTCGACAGTCAGCCGGTGCGCCGCCCGGTCGTATTCCACCACCGTACCGTCAGAAAAGGTGATGTGCCGCTTATCCTGGGAGGTGACCGGCGGCGGGTTGTTGACCGAGTAGAACGAGCCGAGGACAAAACCGCGCTGGGCGCCGTTGGGGAGAAATAAACAAAGGACGTCTTCACCGACGTCCGGGAGGGAATAATACCTGTTTTTGAGCGACCCGGGCACCAGAACCGGCAGGCTGTGCGACACCAGATCGCCTTTGTCCGGAAAAGCGACCCGCACGGCATGCAGTTTCGCGTTTACCGAAGATACTTTGCCGTAACGGATCATATTGCCGTAGGTTTCATCCTGCCCGGAGCCCTTGCGGCTGCCGAACAGTCCGTCAGTACCCATTCAGACACTTCCTCACGTCGATATCCACCGTATAGCCGCCGGCGATGCGGTGGGTCGCCCTTGCAACGATATATTTGGCGTCAAACGCACCAAAGTTCTTTAAATTTACGGTAACGCCGGCCACCAGCCGGGGATCGCCGACCAGGGTGATGCTTCCCGCATTTTCCTGCTTATTGGCCTTCCTAAGAGCGTTTCTGGCCATTTTCCTGGCGGTAAGGCTGGTCGAACCCGTTTGGTCAAGCATAATATCCGAAAAGTCATCCATCATCGTCGCCCCCGTCTTCTTCGGGCGGATCGAGTTCGGTATCGCCCAGTTCGTCGGCGTAGTCGCCGTCCGGGCAGTCGTTGATGTTGAGCGTCACGCCGCTCGCGCTGTCCGGGTCCTCGTATTCGCCGGTTACGGTCTTTCCTGTCAGGGGATCGGCATAGGACACTATGGCCCTTTTCGCCGTTCCCGCCGATTTCGACCGGAAGGAAAAGCGGATCACGTCGCCGCCGTCGCGTTCGATCTCGCGGATCGCGTCGTTCGCCTCGTAGGTCCGCTCGTCAAAGATGACGATTTGGTTGTCGGTCACCTTCAGGGACAGGCAGGCTTTATCGCAGAGCTGCTGCAAAAAGGCCAGGTCGGATGTTTCCAGTTGATCGACCCGCAGATACTGGGGATTAACTTCCGACTCATACATTAGGGCGAGGCCCGCACTGCCACCGATATCCGCGGCGATTTCCCGCAGGCTGATTTTTTCCCAGGCCCTGGTCTTTGTCTCGCCCCGGGCCGCCGATGACACCGGCACCGATATGGCTTTGATCCGGACGATATGCGGCGGCCCGGAGTGCTCAATTTCATCCACCTGGAAGGTCCCGCAGGGCAGGGAAAAGGCTTCGCCGGGCTTAAACCAGTCCTCCACCAGGATAGTGGCCGTTATGGTGTCGGTCTTCTTCGGCAGCCAGCCGGACAGCCAGAGTTGATTACGGTCTTCAAGCGATATCTGGATGTCATCCGCTTTCCCCGACTCGTTGTCGTTGTACTCGAAGTCTATAAGGTACGCGGCGATATCTCCGGAGATGTCGGCACCGTTATAGATGATCCGCACCGTGGCCTTGCGCGCCGTCATGATGATGCTCCCCGCTTCCACGGCGGCAGGCTGTCGCTCACCGGCGTCGCAATTGCCGGAACGACCAGCCGGATATTGGCCGGGAAGGTGACTACTTCCCGATACCGTTTATTGGCCTCGATGAGATGGTGCATGTATTTCTCGCTGCCCAGGGTGCGGTAGGCTATCAGGTCCCACCTGTCGCCCTGGGATGTGACGTAGGTATCAGGCATAACTCAGCCGCTCCTCGTTGCTTTTGAGGTTTTCCAACTGCCTGAGCAGGCTGCCCACGGAAGAGGATAACCCGGCTTCCACCTGGGCCTGCACGTTCTGTCCGCCGTAAATATAAAAGACCGGGTTGCTCGTTAGCACGACCGGTCCATATCCCCGCCCGGCCGGTAACCCAGGCGCCAGGTCACCACGGCTAAAGCCGCCGGCGGAAGGTAACTGCGCGGCGCCGAGCATTTGGCCGGTACGCCGCCACAAGTTGAAGGCCTGCACCGAGCCGTCGAGGGGGATAACCGCTTCCGGCCTGTCACCCTCAGCGAAACGGGCGATATGCTCTTTATAAAAAATGCCGCCGGCGGCATGCCCGGGAAGTTGCAACGCCTGATCTGCACCAGGTATATTACCGGTAGCGGGCACGGATGCAAAGACACTTTTGACGGCGTTCCATTTCTCGGAAATCCAGTTAAAGAAGGGCATGAACAGATTTTTGATCTTGTTCACGAAACCGGCGACGGCGGCCACAACGCCCTCCCAATCGCCGGCCATGGCCGCCTTCACGATCCCCCAACCAGCGGTTACGGTATCAATAAACGGTGCCAGCCACGCCTTAACCCGGTCCCAGTTCCTGATAACCCAGTAGGCGGCCGCCCCCAGAGCGACAGCGGCAATAACGGCCAGTGCGATCGGATTCGCCGCCATGACGGCGTTCAGCACCGCCTGTGCGGCGGCCCAAATCCTCGTTGCCGCGGCGACAAGCTTCATCCTGACCTGCGTAACCAGGCCGGCCGCCGCGACCGTCCGCAGGTGTCCAACCAGCTTCACGACGTCGGCACCCATCAGGACAATATTTTTGCCCATTCCGTAAATGGCCGTCCCGGCTTTCAGGGCAATTACCGCCCCGATTACCCGTGCCAGGTTGTCAAAGCCGCCGACGGCAAACGCCAATCCCTTCACCGTACCGACCATGGCGGCGGCCACGTCTTTCGCTCCCCGGATAAAGGCCATTACGTGCGGTATGGACGCCTTCAGCCCACCGGCGAATTGCCTGGCGAAAGCCTGAACATCCGCCTGGTTGGTCATCACCAGCTTCATCACTTCGTCCATGCCGCCGGTCAGCGCCGGCAAGAGCGCACTGCCGACCGTCTGCTTCGTTCCTTCCCACACGGCCGCGAAGCGTTTTTTCATCTTCCCGTATTCACCGGCCTGCCTGACGGTTTCCTCGGACAATACAAGCCCGAGCCGGCGGGCTTCCTCGCGCAGATTCTGCAGGCCTGCCTGGCCCTGTTTCAAGAACGGCAGCATTTTAAGGCCGTCCCGCCCGAACAGGCCGACGGCCAGGCGGGCCCGCGCCGCGGGATCTTCCATTCTTGCCATGTATTCGGCAAGCCGCATCAGTGCCTGATCGGGAGCCATGCCGCTCAGCTTTTCGGCCGACAGGCCCATTTGCACCAGCGTTTTAGCCGCGGGTCCGGCTCCGGCTTTGGCCTTGGCCAGATTGACCACCATGAATTTTAGAGATTTTTCCAGGGTTTCCATATCCAGGCCGGTCATTCTGGCCGCGAAGCCCAGTTCCTGGTAGGCTTCTACACCGATTCCCAGCCGGGCACCGGCCAGCCTGGCCTGGGCAGCCTTCTCCATTACAACGTTGGCCAGCCCCATGGCGGTGACATAGTAGCCCGACACCGCGGCCGTGGCCGCCCCGGCGGCCGCCGCCACGCCTTTGAAGGCACTCACGGTCGAAGCTCTAAACTTCTCCGCGCTCGCCTGCAGCGCCGTGTAGGCCGCCTTTTGCTCCCTGAGCTTTGTCATTTCAGATGCCAGGCGCCGCTGATGGCCGGCCAGGTTCTGCGTAACCAGCCCGGCAGCGGCCATTTCCCGGCGTACGCGCTCCAGTCCGACGCGCTGGTCGTTCAGCTTATCCTTCAGTTTCCCGGCCTCGGTCTTCGCCCGGGCAAAGGAGCGCTCCATCGCTTTGGTGGGGCTTTCAGCGGCTTTTATCTCAATGGCAAGAGCCCGAACTTTCGCCTGAGCCGCCGAAAATTGCCGCTCGGTGGCCCAAAACTCGCGTTTTAGGGCTTCAAAGCGGCTGATTTTCCCCTGATTGGCGGCCATTTTTTTGATCCGGCTGTCCACGCCCGCGATCTGTTTCTGCGCGGAAAGGAAGGTGGAATGAAAATTCGGCCCCAATTTTCCCGCCAGTTCAAAGGCGATTTGATAGATTTTGGCCATTATTCACCCTCCTTCCCGCTACTTTTACGCACAGAATCCAGCCAGAAAAGCAGCTTCTGCAGCGGCATTCCCGCCCAGTAGCCGATCGGCGTGTAAGTTCCGGAGCGGGAAAGCTCGAGGCAGACGCCTCGCAACGTCTGCCCCGGTTCTTTATCCAGCCCTATTCGTTTAAAAAACCCATCACAATGGTCGTGGCCCTGGTAAAATCCTTGGCTGACAGTTTGCGCATCATCGCATAGTCTATTTTTGCCGCCCTGGCAAATACCGCGGCGTTATATGCCTTCGACAAATCGACAATCGGCACGACGGCCCCGGCAGCCGTCATCTCGGCCTCGGCCGTCAGAAGATCCTCGCCCGTCAGGCCCTTTAAATCATAAGGTAACTCCTCATACCGCTTGCCTTCATATTCCAAAGGCTTGGCCAGAATCAATTTGTCCATGCTTTCCTCCTACTCCAGGCCCAGATCGCTGCGGACGGCGGCCAGAAAGTCCTCGCCGTCGAAGCGGGCGATGAAATTGTACTTGTCGATTTCGACGGTTTCGTTGCCATCGACATAGACCTTGATATAGCTGACTTCGAATTCATTCTTTGTGTCCGTCTGGCCGGCCACCACCAATTTACCCAGCGAGGTCTTTTTCGGCGTGGCCCGGACGATGATTTTCACCGGTACTGTCTTGAAGGCGCCCTTGGCGGCGTCGTAAACCTGCTGGCTGCCCCGGAAATCAAGGGCGTGGGCTTCCGGCTTGGCAAGCTCCGCCGCGCGCGCAGTGATAGTCCGCCAGTTGATGCCGAGGGTCATGGCGTCGTAATGACCCAGGACGGGGGCTTCCACCTCCCCGGCGATGCCGGCGCCTTTGACTTTTTCCGTCAAAGCGTCGATGGACGGGAGATCGATGCCGGCCGTTCCCAGGAGCTTGTCCCCGTCTTTGTAGACCATGTAGTTGATCATGTTTTCCGGCAGGACGCTCATTTGTCTCCCCCCTTTTACGAACCGCTACCGAACAACGTCTGCAGATAGTTCTGGTCATATTCGAGGACATCCTCGATTTCCTCGGCCGGCGTTGGCGGCGTCAGGTAAGTGTGAAACCGGATGACGCCGTTCATCAGGTCGGTGGTGGGATTTTCCGCCGTCCTGAATTCCATGCGCCCGCCCAGGAGGAAGCCTCGCGCCGTCAAACCGTTAAGGCGGATATTTTCACTGTCGACGAGGGT